AATCTTCTAAATTATAACCTGCCAACTTTGCTAAATTAACTAAAACAACTACACAGTCACCTAGACCATCTATTATTTCGGGTTTATCATCTTTAAGTAAAGCTTTAGCTAATTCACCAGCTTCTTCTTGTAGTTTAACATATTGAGTTTTAACATCTCCTTTATTAAATATGCCTTTTTCTTTTGCCCAATCTCTTATTGGATCAAATTCATTAGTTAATTTCATTTGTTTTTATTTAAAAAGTTATTATATAAGTGTAAATTATTAACAAAGTGATGATAAGTCCCAACCTCTACAGAAAGTTTATCAGATATTAGTTCCTGTAATTTAGAAAAACAATATTGATCATTGCAAAATCCAAACCATAAATCATTACTCCTCATCATCACGCTCATATTCAACCTACTATCCACAATATGGAAGTTGATAGCATAAGTGCAAGGCGTGTCGTTCTCGAAGTTGTACCTGTGCTTAGCATCGTAAATACTTATAGAAGCTCTCCTTGATTGAGGATTTGATACTAACTCATTAATTACATACTCTAATTGATTGCCTTTAGCCCATTGATAACCATAGTTTGAGTTAACGTCACCATTAGGATCCATGCATTTTTTCCATATAGGAGCTCTTTTTGAAATATCTATTGCAGAAGGGTTTCCTGATAAATACCATTGCCACTCGTACTCAGCATAATCTTTGTTCCATTTTCTCCAAAGTGTGTTTATCTCGTTGTCCAAAGGGTTTATTACTAGGAAGCTATAATTGAATAAAGCACTAGTTCCAGCGAAATCCTTTCCGCTATTATTTAGTAGTTTATAACAACCCTCAAAGGCTGCTTGCGCGTTTTTGTATATCATTTTATTATGTTTTTAAAATCAGACAAATCTCTCCAGTCTCTATAAGAGTTAACTTCTTTAGGTTTTAAACTTGGCATTTTAGCGTTCCCTGCTACAGAAAAGAACCAATCTCCCTTTTTTCCATACCTATTCATATAGTCCCATCCCTTAGAGTCGTATGTTTCTTCACAATCAAACTCTGTTGGTACTAAATCGGACTTGGCTGAAAACGGTTTGTGATAACTCATAAACTCAGCCCTACCAAGCTCTCCCTGTTGTATATTTCTAGCGACGGCAACGTTTATTATATGAGTGTCAGGAAGTGCTATCTGAAGCGCTCTGGACAATACTCCTGTAGATATAACGCACCACATTCTTTTTGGCTTTTCCTTACCTTTGAAGAAATCATAAATACTCCTAACAGCATTAGCCGTAACACACTCGTGTTGTAGCCCTAGTGGTACATACATAGCGCCAGTGGCTTCTGCGTATTTTTTAGCCATCACATTTGCATTTGGCATAGCCGCTACTCTAAGGAACAACGCTTTAGCACCAAGTTCTATGCATAGCCTCTGGTGATCGCTAGACTCTTTAGATGCTGGCATTATCAGCGTTAAGTCTTTGTTGTATTTTTCAGACAAGTAAGACAAGCTTATACCGGCAAACCCCTTTCTTGGCTGAACGTATACTATTTCCTTTTGTTTTATATTCTCCATCAAGTATTCTCCAAACCTAGCTTTAGCTCCAACTGGATTTGAAACAGACTCGTCTATGACATTGAATCCGCTTACTTCTTTAATGCAGAAATCGGGAAAACTACTTTTAAAATCTTTAGTTAAGTTTAGATAGTATTCTAAACTCTTGACTTTTGAGTCTTTGTTTTCTTTCCCTTTTTGTTTATTTACAAACATTGTTAAAATATTTTATATTATTATTAAATTTAATATGATGTTCTGATTGAAAATTATCTACATACCTAATAAAGTCGCAAGCGACATCTTCCATATCATAAGGCTTTGAGTGTCCGCCTGTTATATCACATAGGTGCCTAAGTGCTGCGTCTGTTTTCATTTCAGGCAATATCAGTTTTAAGCATTTCCTTGCGTTAGAACCAACGTACACGTCGGAATCTCTATCTACGTTGTCAGGAAAATATTCAGCCATATCCATAGCGAACGCGGTTAAAACAAAATTTTGCCTCTTGAAGCCTCCGTTTAACAACCAAGCGTTCCCGTAATCTACGACCTCTTTTATCCCTAACTTTTCATTGCTTTTAATGTGCTCTATCAAATGTCTCATCAGGTTTTCCGATTCTGTTTTTATGAATTTATTTAAACCTCCTTTGATCATAGGTAGTAAGTACCCTTTTACGTCACAAAATTTATTGTCTGGGATAAGCCTTATCCAATCTTCACAAAGCGACCTACCCTTCCTCATCTCGTCAACAACCCAGAAATTTCCAAATCCGTGAGAACCAAATGGGGCCTCTTCTTTCTTTTTTGGTTTGTAATTTATCCCAGAACCACATAGTCTAAACAAATAGCACATTTTAATAAAGTTGTCATCACTCAAGTTGTCGCCTAGTCCTAGAAAGTACTTTCCATTTGCTTTTGGATCATCTTCCTTTCTATGTATAGCCTCAGGGAAACTACTAAACGCAGCAAACCTTCTATTAACAACATCATATATAGGGACATTCCATACCAGATCGTCATTTATTTGAGCCTCTGTCCATTTAACACCCTGGTGAAGTCGCTCTTGATTCATCTTAGCTTTCTTGTAGTAATCTTTAAATTGATCTAACATTTTTCTTAGGGATTAAAAGTTCGTTAAACATATAGCTACTTGGTCTCACGTGGACAGATTGTCTAGCCTCCATATCTTCAAAAGACATTTCGTTATAATCAAAAGTCCACTTCAATACTTCTATATCTAGTTTTTTTCCTATTCTATCAAGTAATGAATTGAAATATTTAACATATTCAGACCTCTCCACTTGGCTTCCGTAAAAGTTTTCTCCTTTATACTTGCCTGTTCCAGGTATTTTTCTTGACTCATCCTCTATAGGTAATAAGTGCGTTAGTTTCACCTTTGTTCCAGACTCTAATAAGTTTGACACTTGAGAAAAGAGCCTAATGGCCAAATCGTCTAAGCAACTAGTCCCACCAAGTCTTTTAACGTGGAATCTAATGTCGATATTTCCGGCATAAAATATAACTTCCTCAGTTAAGCTCTCTATGTAGCTACTTATTCCATCGTTAAGAAATCCATTTAATGTTTTTCCGTCATTTCTACTTATAGAATGTCCGGGACTATAAATAGACACTGAGTGGCTATCTCCTAATATTAGTTTCCTGGAACTGTTGCTTAGTTCGAATATTTTAGGTAGCCTAAAATCTATCTTTATATCTTTTAGTTCTTTACGTTTGCCGCAAACGTCGTTGTAGTCAACCACTTCGTTAATAGAGTATATTTCGCCTTTGAAATCCGCATACTTCATTAGCCTTTCTACTACAGAGCCTTGGACTCCTCCAAAAAAGTTGTAAACACCTGGCTTGAAGTTCGCTCCTTCATTTACAATCAATACGTCATACTGGTTCCAGTCGTCTTTCTGCGTTAACACATCTACTTTTTCACAGAACTTGTCTTGAATTATAGATTTACACACTAGTGTCCATCCACCGTTGTGAGAACTTAAGCTTTTGACAGGGTTAGATATTACCCCAATCATTCCTATTTTTTTTCCTTTATACATTTTTCTTGTTATTTATATAGTTATTCATTGATCCAATATACCCGACAGCGTCTAGTAAGTTGTCCTCTTTATGGTTATAACTCTCTCTTGACATCTTTAATGCCAACATACATTTATACATATCTATAGCCGAGATGTCCTTAGAAGTCATTATTGATGCTAATTTAGCGGCTTTTTCCATTCCTCCTTCAAAGGGACCGTAATCTCTTTCCTTCTCTTCGGATCTTTCGTTAACTATCTTATCGGCTTCTTTTAATATATTCATATCTTTTATTTAATTACTGTTTGAACTGAATATCCAAACTTTTTTACTAGTTTTTTTAATTTTTTACTCTTATTGGCTAATAACATGTCTTCGTTTGTCGCGTATAACCCAACTTGTTTTAGTGTTGTATTTACATAAGGACACCATTTTTGATTTTTAACTATTTCAACAAGTTCTTCTTTTTCATTTTTTTTCATAACTTTTTTTGTTTTTATAAATACTCTTTAAATCGTTCAATTTCATTATCAATTCTATGTCTGTTTTGAAGGTACTCCTCACTTGTTGGAATATTACATCCATTCTGAGCAGCGTAATTTCTAATCCAATCAATAAA